TGGTTCGGGGCCGAGCATCTACTTCTTCGCCTTCTTCTGGGTCGCCTTGTAGTCGCGGACGGCCTTGTCCACCTGGGCTCGCACCTCGTTGGGATCGAGCACGTCCTGGAAGCCGAGCGTCAGGTCCATCGTGTAGCTCCCCGCCGACGCGGAGCGGACAGCCGAGGTAACGAACGCGAGCCCCTGGTTCGCGACGGGCAGGAACGCCGGAGTGTTCGCGTCAGCCGCCGCCGAGTCGGTGCTGGACGACGAGTCGGCCGTGGCTGTCGCCGCGAGCTTCGGGTCGGGCTTGTCGAACATCGTCGGGTCGAGCTTCTCGGCCGCGCGCAGCGCCGCGACATACGCCTTGCTCTTGCCCTTCTCGGTGATCGTGTCGTAGGCGATCAGCTTCGTCTCCTGGTAGCCCTCCTCTGGCAGGTTCACGTGGATCGCATCGCCGCGCCGGACCGTCGGGAAGCCGGGGTGGTTCAACTCAGCGGTGCGGATCGGGGTGAGCCGCTGCGCGAGCGCGCGCTTGGCGAGGATCTCTAGCTCCAGGTGCGAGGACACCTTCCCGAAGTTGACCGTCTTGCGGATGAACCCGAACCGGTTGATCGCCCCGCCGTTCTTCGCGGCGTAGGTGATCTTCTTCGTCGTCTTGCCGACCTGAAGCTGGCCCCTGGCCTCGATCACCGTGCAGAACGTCGGGTCCATGTTCCGCGTGAGCGTGGCCTCCAGCAGTTGGTCGCGGAACTTGTAGAGCACCCGGTTGCGCCGCATCGGGATGACCTCCAGCGCCCCGAGCGGGAACGCCGGGCCGGGCGCGCCCCAGCGGATGATGAACGTGCGGCCCGTGCGCTTCGTCTCCTCCGCGTACGCCTTGGTCAGCACCGCCACCGGAGAGGTGAGTTGCGTGTCGGACGCCGATAGCTCGAAGTACGCGGTGCCCTTCGCCAGCGTCCGCACCGGCACCCGATACTGCTGACACAAGTCGAGTGCGATCTGGTCACACCGCCAGCCGTTCTTGCGGATCGTCTTGCCCTTCGTGTACTTGAAGTCGGCCACGGTCTGCGCCATCGACCACAGATCGTCCGCGAGGTTCAGCGTCCACGAGCCGTCCGACAGGGTGATCGTCTCCGCGATCCCTGAGTCGTAGCCGGGCACGATCCGCATCGCCCAGATGTTCTGGTACGTGTTGCCGTAGCCGCACTGGCAGATGATCACCGCGCCCATCGCGCCCGGCGGCGCGTTGCCCCTCCCGACGCCCCTGGCGTTCATGCGTGCGGTGAAGGACTCGCCTGCGCCTGGGAACACGAGCCCGCCGAGCTTCTTGTAGTCGCGCAGGTTCGGCTTGGTCATGACCAGCGAGCCGACCATCGCCGCCTGCGTGTTGATGTTCGCCAGATCGTCGGTGGACTGGTCCTGCCAGGTGATGCTCTGCGCGAGGCTGGAGATGTCCACGCTGCCGACGCCGCCGCCGGTTAGCTGCCCGCGCGCGAACAGCCGGATCCGCGTCTGCCAGATGTCGGGCGTCGAGATCGTCTGCTGGAGCTTCGGCACGACCATGTTCTCGAACTTGATCTCGTCGTGGTTCTTGACGGTCACGTGTTCACCGGCTTCTGCGGGATGCTCAAGGTGACTGTCGGCACGCCCTTGGAGAGACGGTTCTTGAACCAGCGAGTGAAGACCGGCAGGTCACCGTTGCCGCCCTTGCAGTTGTTCGCCTTCGCGATCACCCGCCACTGGCCTCCGTTGCCGTAGTAGAAGCGGGCCAGGTCCGCGAACGTCGTGCCGCGCGTCTTGCTCTTGGTAGTGATCGTCCGGCCGGTGCGGATGTCGAACGCGACGTACCGGTGGTTGACCTGCTTGCGGGGATCGCGGAAGCGGACCTTGGCCGGGAGCGAGTTCGGCATGGGCTGCGTCTTGCCGCGCGGGTCGCGCCACTCCATGAAGCTCGCGCCGGACAGGTAGATGGCGTCACCCTCGCCGTGCTTGTACACCTCGGTGAAGGCGGTCAGCACCGCGTAGGCCCGGTGGATCGTGGTCGAGTTCTTGAACGCCGCGACGTAGCGGAACGGTGACCCGGCGACGAACAGGTCCCGGATCCGCTCGATGTACCACTCCGGCCGCTGGTACTGACTGCTGCCCTCCTCGCGCGTCGGGTACGGCACCCAGTGCGGCGCGTAGTTACCCACGTCGTCCAGGCCGAGGTACATGAACAGCGTGTCGAACTGCCACGACGCAAGCTGCCGCGAGCCGCGCCGCGAATACTGGTCGTCGTCCACCGTGTCGTAGGTGCCGAAGTTGAACTGACGCTGGATCTGGTACTCCTCCAGCGGCGGGCACTGGAACACGAACGGAACGGGCAGCAGCGGCTTGCCGTTCTTGTCGGTGGTCATGCCGCCGCCCATGCCCGACAGGGTGATCTTCAGCCCGTCCCAGGTCACAGCCGTCCTCCAATCGTGTCCGCCAGCGCCTTGAGTTCCTCATCCACGATCTTCTGGATGTCACCCTTGCGGTGGTTCTCGATCTTGTGGATCTCGATGTGGATCGGCCTACCAGCCGTGCCGCCCTGCCCCTGCGGAGTGACCTGGACCCGCTCCGGCGTAGGGCCGTCACCGACACCGATCACCTGCGGACGCCTGGCGACGAAGTCCGCGCCACCCGCGAACCACGGGATGTAGCCGCCGAGCGCCTTGCCGGGCAGCACGTAGTTCGGGTCCTTCTTCAGGCCGCGCTGGTGCTCCGGCGCAAGCTGATCGACCTGCGCTGCCGAGAGGCCGATGCCGCGCTTGGTCGGGTCGCCCTTCCGGGTCGTGCGACCGCCCTTCTGGAGACCCGGCGGGTGCCGCACAGTGAACCCGGCGCGCGCGGAGCCGGGGAACCAGCCCGCGCCGCCGCCAGGGTTCGCGCCGGACGTGCCGAAGAAGTGCCCGTCGATGCTCATGTACGTATGGACGGGGTTGGCGTAGATCGTCACGTGCTGGCCAGGACCGGCCGCGCCCCACCCGGCCAGGGAACCGGAGGTGAGCGGCGTGTTGAGCAGCCCGGCGGCGTGGAGCACGGCTGACACCGAGCCAGAGCAGTCGAACCCCACGCCGGGACCCGAGCCGTGCCCCGAGCCTGAGCCAGGCACGCCAATGGCTCCGTGTCCGCCACCCCACTCGTAGTTGTAGTGGTGAGACGCGATCTGGTTGGCCTCCGCGATCATCGCCTGCACGGCTGCTGGGCCGGTCATCGGCGCTGGCCCCGCGCCTCCGGCTCCGCCGGTGATGACCGCCAACTGCGAGAGCTTGGAGTTCGCTCCAGCAGCGATCTTGCCGACAGCGCCCTGGCCGAGCGCACCGATGGCTCCGATGCCCTTCAGGTTCGGCGCGACGATGACCGGGGCTGCGCCGACGACGCCTGCGCCGGTGCCGCCGGTGAGCGGCCCGCCTAGCTGTCCGGCGTATGCCTGGTTGGCGTACTTGATGCGGTTTGCCAGGGCGGGGATGCCCGCGCGCTCGAAGCTCTGCTCGAAGATCGTCGCTGCCGCGCCAGGCGACCCGGCCGCGTTCATCGCGCCCTTGATCCCCTGGATCTGCGGCAGCATGCGAGCCCACTGTGCCGCGAGCGAGCCGCCGGTGCCCTGGCCGAAGTTCGAGATCTGCTGCCACATGCCGCCGCCGGGCGTGTTCGGGTTCAGGCCCGACTCCTGCATCGCGTTGCCGAGAAGCCCGGCGATGGCGATCTTGTTGAACCCGGCAGCGCTGGCTAGCTGGTTGACCTCCCCGACGACCCCGCCGGTCTGGAAGCCGGGGATCCGCCAGCCCGTGCTCGCCGCGTGCGGCCGGGTCTCTCCGGCGACCTCCCGGCCGAGCGTGGTGCGCCCGCCGAGCATCGAGTTGATCCGGCTCTCGGTATGCCGGTTGACGACCAGTTCGCCGCCGTCGGCCATGGCCACGATCCCGCCGCCTCGGCTGAGGATCGGGATGTGGTCGCCCCTGGCCTGGCCGGGCAGCCGGTAGCCCGTCTCCGCCTTGGCGAGGCGTCCGCCCTTCTCCTTCTTCGGCGCTCCGGCCGAGATCCCCTTCGGCGGGGTGACGCCCATCGTCTTGAACGCGTCGGCCATCTTCTTGAAGATCTGGTCGATCCCCCACTGGGTGTTCGTGACGATGTGCTGCCACGCCCCCTGGACGTTCTTGTCGAGTTGGGCGAAGTTCGCGCTCGTAGCGTCCGTCGCGACCTTGGTGTTCTGGGGCAGCCACTTGCCGAGCCAGTCGAGGAACGCCTGCGTCCGGTTCTGCACCGAGTTGATGTCGTTGGTGGCGTTCTTGCCGAAGGCGTCCCACGCATCCCCGCCCGCCTGGAGCGCTGCGGCCAGCCCGCCGCGCGGGTTCGCGATGGCGTTGGTGATCTGGTTGATCAGCGACTGCACCTGCTTGAGTTGCGTGATCGCGTTGGTGCCGAGCATCCCCAGCAGCGACCCGCCGAGCGGTGTCGGGATGCCGGTCGCCATCGCGAACTGAGGTGAAGCGAACCCGCCGGTCAGCGGCTGCACGCGCGAGCCGCCGGGCACGTGGAGGATCTCCGGCCCGGCCTCGCCCACGAGGATGTTCGAGGAGCGCGGCACCTGCCCGCCGTACTGGAACGGGTTGAGGCTGCCGATGAAGCTCCCGACCTTCTTCGCGCCGCCCACGACCGCGCCAGCGCCCTTCGACACCAGGCTCCCGGCGGTTGAGGCCACCGACTTGGCTGCGCCGCCGATACCGCCACCGATCTTGCCGAACAGGCCACCGATCTTGCCCGGCAGCCCGGAGATGAACCCCCACGCCGACTTGAACGGGGACGTGATGATGTTCGCGATGCCCTTGAACGCGCCCCCGACGATGCCCGGCACCTTGCTGAGCAGGTTCCCGATCTTGCCCGGCAGCCCGCCGATGAACTTCGTGATCGAACCGAAGTGCTTGATCGCCATCGTGACGCCCAGGCCGATGGGTCCCGCGATGGCCCCGGACCACTGCCAGTGACGCTTGAGGAAGTCGAACGCGCCCGCGCCGCCCTTCTTGATCGTCCCCCACAGCTTGCCCGCATCGTGACCGATCTTCGTCCGCCCCTTCTCCGAGAACGGATTCCAGCCCATGTGCTGCGCCCCGGCAATCCCCGCGCCGACAGCCGCGCCGATCCCGGTGCCGACACCAGGGATGACCGAGCCGATGGTCGCGCCGGTCGCTGCACCCATGCCGATGCTCGTCGCGGCCTTCCCCACGCCGGAGCGGGTGATCGACTTCGGCAGGACGGCGTTGAGGCCCATGATGCCCGCGCCGGTCAGCCCGCCGGACAGGAAGCCGCCCGCCACCGAGCCGAGTCCCCTCCCAAGCGCCGACTCCGCGAGCTTCTTGGGAATCAGGTGACCGACCAGCGGGAGCGCCATCGCCGCTGCCATGCCGGAGAAGCCGCCGGTCAGACCGCCGAACCCCTTGATGCCGCCGCCCTTGAACAGCCGAGAGAGCAAGCCTGCTCCCTCGTCCCCAGCCGCGACAGCGCCGCCGATTCCAAAGTGCCCCTTCAACAGCCCACCCATCTTGCCCAGGAAGCCGGGAGCCTTGGCGACCGCAAGCTCCTCGCCCACATCCGCTGCCGCCGTGCCGAGCAGCCGACCGCCGATCCGGGTACCCGCGATCTTCGAGCCGAACTTCGTTCCAGCGAACCGCGCGCGCAGCCCGACCTTTTCCTCCGCGCTGTTCATGCCGCCACCCAGACCCGTGCCGCCGCCGCCGCCGAAGCCACCGGCGACCTGCACGACAAGCGGCCTCTCCGGCGAGCCGTCGCGCTGCCCGGTCCACTTGCCCAGCGCGCCACCGACGGTCTTGGCTGCGCTGATGCCCCCAGCGAGCGCCTTGCCGCCCACGTACGCCGCCAGGATGCCCGTGAGTACCGGAGCCGGGATCGCCTTCAGGACGGACTGGAGGACGCGGGAGAGCGGCTCCCAGCCCTTGTACAGCAGCACCATCGACCCAGCAACGTTCTTGAGGATCGGCCATAGCTGCCCGGCCTGGTCCATCGTCTTCTTGAACCAGTCCTCCATGCCTTTCGTGCCGCCCGGCTTGGACAGCCGCTGGTTGACCTTGGAGAGGTAGTCGGCCCACTTCGTGATCGTGTCGGTGCCGGTCTTCATGCCCGAGCCCGTCACGAACCCGATCAGCTTCACGATGTTCCCGAGCAGCCGCATCCACTCCTTGAACGCCTTGGTCATCTCCTTGATCTGACCCTGCCCACCCCGGCCGCTGGCGCTCGTCCACCGCTCGAACCCCTTGGTCAGCCGCTCGAACCCGCCGCCGACCTTCTCCAGGTCCGGCCGGATGATCTTCAGGATGTTCGCCAGGCCCTTGAGGATGTTCACCACCCCCGCGCCCAGGCCCGGCATGTTCGCCCGGAAGATCCCGCCGAGGCCCTGCGCCATGCCCCGGAACTGCGCGCCGCTGAGAAACGGCAGGAGATTCTTCTCGATGGCCTTCCGGACCGCCGCCATGTTCTGGTTGGCCTCCTTGCCGAGCCAGCCCATCTGCTTACGCACCGTGGCGATGCTGTCGGCCGCGAGCTTGAAGAAGTCCGACCGGCCAGGCGCGGTCGCCTTCTTCCACGCGCTCGTGAACCCGGTTAGCTCACGGTTCATCGCCGCGACCCCCGGCGTGGCCTTCGCGAGCTTGTTGACGTTCTCCTGCGCCTTCTTGATCGCTGCCGGGTTGCCCGACGCCATGGCCGTGTTCAGTTGCGTCACAGCTTTGCGGTAGTTCGTCAGGTCGGTGATCGCCGGTTTGGCGACAGCCACGACCGAGCCAATCCCGGCGACGAACGAGCCGAGCAGGCCACCGCCGACCATCGCCGCGCCGCCCACCGCTCCGATGAGGCTCGTGGCAAGGCCACCGACAGCCCCCGCAAGACTGACGATGGCGGGCGCGGCCGTGAGCACCGCCGTGACCATCAACGGGAACGCCGTCGCGGCACCCTTCACCGCACCTCCCAGTCCGGCCAGCCCACTGGTCACGTTCCCGATGACGGGATGCGCTCGCAGCAGCGACTTGGTCCAGTCCTCAACGTCGCGCTTCGTGCGCTTGAAGAACCCCAGCGACTTCTCGGCCTTCTTGCCCGCCTGCTCAACATCGCGGCCCATGTTCGATGCCTCGCCGCGCATCTTCTTGAGCGCGGTCGCGAACGAGTTCGTGTCCGTCGTCAGGCCACTGAAGCCGCTCTTGCCGCCTCCGCCGCCGCCCATGCCCTTCAGGGCGGCGTCGGTGATCTTGGCCTGGGCGGCGATGTCCTTGAGCGGCTTTGACGCCTTGTCGATCAGGACGAAGGCGGCTTCGATGCTTACCGCCACCTAGCCCCCCATCGCCCGGCTGACCTTGGTGGACTGCTTGCCGCCCGCGAACTTCGCCTCGTCTGCGAGCGCCGCCATACCGCACCCGTAGATGAAGTGGCGCAGCCTCGTCGGGTACATGGGCGGACGCGGCTCCTCGTTCGGATGCCCAAGCGGCCGGTAATCCGCGTCCAACCCGTTGTAGGTCCGGTAGGGATCCTCGCCTCCGTAGCGCCAGGCCAGGAACAGCAGGCGCGCCTCGCCCCCGGCCTTGATCAGTTTTTTGCGCTCAGCGCGTCTCGCACGTCCTCGTCATCGAACCCGGACAGGGCCATGATCTGCGTGGCCATCTGCGCGATCAGCCCCGGCTTCTTCTTGAACCGCTGGAGCAGGATCGCCTCCGGCTGCACATGCCGCTCCTGGCCGATGGCCTCGATGTCCGGCTCGACCGAGCCCGCGACGATCACCTTCAGGTTCCCCAACTGGTCGATGGCGAGATCGTCCTGACGGCCGCGCCGCCGGAGCGCCGCCGTCGAGCGCTGGATCCGGCGTAGCTCGTCACCGTCGATGGGCCGGACCACCCAGGTGATCCACTGCTGCTTCTCGCCCACGCCGACGTTGATCTCGATGGTGTGCGTCGGCTCCAGATCCTCGTCGGGCTCCTCCGACAGGAACCATTCGAGCGCTGACGTGGCTTCCGACTCCGTGACGGGCTTGTCGTTGGCAAGCTCGCCCAGCACCTCGCTGGTCGGGCGGTCCTCCTGGGGACGGTCCTCGCGGCCCCTTAGGGCCGTGGGAGGTGGCAGCGGGCCGGGCTGCTCCCGCTGTGGCCGCTGATGCTGCGGCGGCTGCTGAACGCGGACATCGGTGGCGTCGGCCTCCGGTGTCGCAGTAGGTGCGTCAGGCATGTTGCTCCTTCGGGGCCAGAGGCCTCGCGACGGATTGACAGGTCAGCCATTCCGTGCCACCTCGCGGAGTGGGCGCGTAGCGGGCTTCGTCACGGGGGTCGGGTCGAACCCCCGCTCCTCCTCCGGCACACGGCAGTCCACCTCGATCTTGGCCATCCGTGTGAGCAGATCGCGCTGTCCGTGTGAGTTCTTCGAGAGCAGGTAGGTCTTCATCTCGACCCACGCTCGCTCGTGGTCGATGATCATCAGCCCGAGAGCGTGTCCAGGACGGTGACCGCTGGCTGGCCGGTGAGCGGGTTCGACTGGCCCTGGATGACCTCGAAGGTCTCCAGCGGCTTCTCCGTCTCCCAGCCGAAGCTGAAGGACTTGTCGATCACGTCGTCGGTGATGTTGAACCCCAGCGGCAGGTCCCAGATGAGGCAGGAGTTCAACTGCCACACCTCGAAGCCGAGCGCGTCCGGGTCATCCAGCCAGACCTGCATCGAGAACGAGCGCATCGTCCCGGCGACCGTGCCGCGCAGAGCACGGCGAGCCGCGAGCGACTGGCTCATGTAGTTGTGGATGTACTTCTCCCAGTGGGAGTCGATCTTCTGGACCGAGAACGTGCCCTCGCGCGTCTCCCGGCCCGGCTTGACGCCCATGCGGGTCGTGCCCACGAGCGGCATCTCGATCTTGGCGATGGTGATCGTCGCGGTGACGTTGGTGATCTCAGCACGGACGTAGCCGTCCATGATCACGTAGCCGTACATACCGCTGAAGCGATACAGGCCCTCCGCTGAGCCGAGTTCAGCCAATCAACTCACCTCCTAACTGATGTAGACGGTGTTGTAGATCTGCTCGACGCTGCGCCCGAAGCCGATGCCGTACACGATGGCGACGAACTCGTCCTCATCGGACGGCGGCGGGATCGGGTCCACGCCGACGGAGTAGCCCTCCTGGATGACACCGCGCCCAGCGCGGGCCTCCATCACCTGGTGGCCGTAGCCGACCACCAGCGCGCGCGTGGCGTCGTTGACCTGGAGAGCACCGATGGCGGCTGTCGTCGCCCAGTCGGTGATGTCCAGTTCGATGCCGTGCATCGTGCGCACGAACTTCGGGTTGCGGTAGATCAGGTACGGCTTGGAGTCCACGCCACCCGTGTACGTCGTCAGGCCCTTCTCCACGCGCACCGGCGAGTCGGCGTTGGAGTCCTGACCGAACACGACCACGCCGCCGTCGAAGCACAGCGACACGTCCGAGTCGGACGGAGCCCCGGCTCCCAGCGTGGTCCCGGCCATGCGCGCGAAGGTGAGGCTCATCGTCTCGCCGCGCGCGGCCAGGATCCCGGCGATGCGCGGAGCAAGCTGCGAGGTGGAAAGCTCACCAAGCTGGTCGTCAATGAGCGTGCCGACGCCGACGTTGACGATGTTCTCGCCGCCGCCCTCGCCCGGCAGCCCGGACATGACCGTCGAGCGGTCGATGGCCGTCTCGGCCGTGTCAGCCGGTCCGCCGCCGACCACCATCAGGAACCGCTTCCCGACCGTGTTGAGATTCGCGCACCACGCCTGGAGCGAGAGTTGGATCGCTGAGTCGGTCAGGTCGAACGGCGCGAACAGCGAGAAGCGCGCGTTCGAGACCTTGTCGAGCATGTCCATCCAGTCCGCCGCCAGCAGCGTCGAGCCGTCGTCAGCGCCGGTGAACGGCTGGATCGTGGCCGGAGTCGTTGCGTCCAGCGGCGTGCCGTCCACGAGCATCTCGGCCTCGACCCACTTCGAGGTGGCGTTGATCTCATCGACCATGCCCTGGATGTCCGACGCGTCGTAGGCGTGGATCTCGATGATCGTGCCCGCGAGAGTGATCAACACCTCGGTCTTGGTCGTGTCGGCCGAGTTGGTCCGGATGCGCGCGCCGAGCGCTCCGGCGTACGTGCCCTTGTACAGGGCGGTGAGTTGGATGGCTGCCACGCCGCCGGTGTTCTCCAACTGGACCATGCCCTCCTTGGCAGACGCGCCGACCATGCGGAAGACGAGAATCGCGCCCGCGCCACCGCGCGCTGTGACGCCCTCGCCCCGGAAGCACTGCATCACCGCAGCGAAGCCGGGCGTGGTGCGGGACGGACCGAACTTGGCCTGGAAGTCACCGAGGGAGTTGCACTGGACGATGATCCCGTCCGGCCCCCAGTCGTGAACGATGGGAAGGCACACGATGGAGCCGATGTTCGGCTGGATCGTCTGCGTGGGCTGCGCCTCCCAGTTGAAGTACGCGCCCGGTCGTACAGGCCGCGCCTCCTTGGAGAAGGAACCTGGCATGTCGCTACTTCTCCTCTCCGGCGACCTCGACCGGCTGCTTGAGCCAGTCCTCGATCTCCTTCTTGGCCGCGTCGATGCTCAGCATCTCGTCGGGCTCGTGGTCGCGCAGCGCTCCGGCTGCTACGTGTCGCGAGTGCCCGGTCAGCGTGCGGGCATCCTCGATCAACTGGCTGACGGGAAGGTCGGGGGGAGCAGTGGCCTGGGCGCTCGCCTGCGGCTCTGCTTCTGTCCTCCGCCCACGCCGCGCCGTCTTTTCCTCATGCTCTGACTGCTCGGGGGTTGGATCCGATTCGGCCACCTTTGTGCTCCTCTCTGTGAACCCCACAGACGGGCTGGGGCCGATACTAAGGCCGGGTCAGCCGACCCTCACAGACGGATCTGGCGACTGACCGCGTTGCCCTTGCTGGTCGGCACTTGCACCGGCTGGCCGGGCACGTTTGCCGGGGGTGCCACAGACGGCGGATCAGGCGGCGGCGTCGGCTCCGGCGGCGGCTCGTCCGGCGGTGGCGGTGGCGGAGGGGTCACGTCCGGGATGACGTTGCCGGGGCTCGTGCTGCCCTGCGTCCCGGCGCACGGCGGCTCCACCGGGTGACGGCGTAGCTGCACACCGGCGAACCTCGGTCCCGCAGGCCGCGTCTCGCCAATCCGCCGCCATTGCAGGCGCACGTCGCACACGACCGTCCACAGCTTGTTGTCGTCCGGATCCGGGAAGGGCTGCGTGCTCAGATCGTTGACGCGCATGAACGCCCTGGGGAACCACGTCCCGGCCTCCCAGTCCTTCGTGTGGAAGTAGTTGTAGAGCGGCACGCGCAGCGCCCGGCCGTCTGCCACGCCGACGCGGAAGGCGCGGTACAGCGCGTTCTCGGTGCGCTGGGCGAACAGCATCGCCTGGTCCGGGTCTCGGCCTGGCGGCGGGTACGCGGCGATCACGAAGGGCTGCGTCATGTCCGCCAGCCAGCGTCCGCTCGTGAGCGGGTACGTTGTCCCGGCGACCTGCCAGACGCGAGCGAACGGCCTGGCGAACGCGCCCTCCTCACGGCTCAGGCGCACCTCCCAGTCGTCTCCAAGCGCGAGCGCGACGTAGCGCTTGACTGAGCGCAGCGCGTCGATGTGGCTGCGGCCAACGTCCTGCCAGGAGTAGTCGATCTCGGGCGCGCTCGTGCTCATATCAGCTTCGTCTTCACGGTCGCTTGGGCTTGGATAGCCTGCGCCTCCATCTCCTTCGCGAACGCTTCCAACTCACCCTGGAGGATCACCTGCGCCAACCCTTCGACATACGCCGCCCCATACTCGACCATGTGCTGGCCCTGACTGCCGGGGTGCCACACCCGACGCGCAAACACGCGCTCTCCCGACACCGGGTCAATCCACGAGAGGAACTGTCTGGGGGGGTGCGGCTCGATCAGGTACTTCATGTGCTTCGGGCCAAACAGGCCGGTCCCGTAGTTGACGAAGGGCGCGTAGTCAACGTCCGTCCGCACGCGCGACACGAACGCCTCCGTCGAGCCGTGTAGCTCCTGCACCGTCGGCTCGCGATACCACGACGTGCGCAGGTTGCCGGTCCTGACCGGCGTGTTCTCAGCGATCCGGTGATGTAGCTCGTCGCCGCCCCGGCTCGCCATCCGCTCGGACGCGCGGCGGGCTGGCGTGGCGTCGAACAGGTCGGCCAGGTTGGGGCCGATGTACCGGTACTCGAACTGGGCTATGGCTCCGCCTCCTCGAACGGATGTTCCTCCACGCGGGTGATGGACGCCATCCAGCCGAGCATCTTGCGCTTCTTGCGGATGGGCTCGCCGTCGGTCGTTAGCTCGAACACTGCCCGGCCAAGCTGGTTGGAGATCACCTCCAGCCGGTCGGCCGAGCGGATGTCGAGCAGGTTGCCGTCCTGATCGTGCAGCGCGCACATCATCTGCGCTGGCTTGGGCGTGCGCATGCGCCCGGCCTGGGCGTCGTTGCCCTCCGGCGACGGGCTCACCGTGATCCGACAGCGGAACCACGGCTCTCGGAGCGTCTCGAAGATCGTCGTGCCCTCGACGCGCTCTCCGGTCGGCGTCTGCACTACCCGGCGCGCTCGATCAACCAGGCAGCCGTGGAAGCTCACTTACGGCACGCCCCAGACGGCCGAGCCCCACTCGTACGAGAGTCGCCAGTCGTCCGGGTATAGCCCGCCGTAGTTGCCCCAGTCGGCCTCGGTGACCTCCTGGTAGGGCACGTTCGCGAACGCGCTCACGCCGTTGATCGACATGCTCCAGTAGTCCTGCATCGCCGGGGTGCAGAGCAGCCAGATGTCGCGGTTCAGCCAGGCGTTCGGGTTGATTTGCGGCAGCCCGGTCGTCATGCCGGTGTGCCGCCCGCGCTCCATTGTCCGGGTCTCGGAGTAGTTGCCCGCCGTGAACGACTGGATCATGTCGTCGTTGACGGTCTCGGAGTAGTCCGACTGCTCCTGGAAGCACATCTGCTCCACGAGAAGCTGCACGGCCTCCTGCGCGATGGGCACCAGGAACGGCGGCATCGTGTCATCGAACGGACGGCCGGTGATCGCCGCGAGATCAGCGACCGCGCGAGTGAGCCGGACCTGGAGATCCTCGTCGGTGTACGGGTCCTCCAGCCCGCTGAAGTCCACGCGGCTCCACTGCTTGATCTGCGCGAGGGTGGGCGGCAGCGCCGCCGCTGGAGGCGACGGCGCGGGCGTGACGGACATGACCTGGAGCTTAGGAGCTTCGCTTCGCGGCCGTCCCTGCCCTGTGACCGGCCTCCTTGGCCTCGGTCTTGGCCTCGTCCTTCGCCTCGCCCTCGGCGTCAGCCTCGGCCTGCTCGGCAGCGATGGACTCGGGCGTCCGCGTTGCGCGCTCGGCCTGCTTCTCCTTGCCCTTGAGCGTGAACGCCTCCTTGGACACCTCGCCGGTCTCGTTGTCCTCGGACACCACGACCACGAACGGGCCACGAACGGCGTAGTCGAGCACGGTCTTGTCGCCCTCCAGGTAACCCTCGGCCTCGCTCTCGTCCATCTCGCTGGTGGCCTCGTGGTCGATGGGCCGCTTGCTGGCTGCGAGTAGCTCCGCTGGCCAGCGCTCGGCGTTGGCCTGGATGTAGGCCTCCGCGTTCGGCTCCATTCCGGCGCGGGCTGCTAGCTCCGCACCGGCCGCTTCCGCATCTGATCCTCTGGGCACTTCGGTCCTCCTCGTTCGGTTGTCTCCAGGCTACCCGCGCTCCGTCACCCGACTCAGGCGACGACGCCTCGGTACGCCCCGCGTGGATCGACCGGCGCGGTGCCGAAGTCGCTCCTCACCTTGAAATCGACCGAGTCGAGTTCAAACTGATATGGATCGGTGCCCGCCCCCAACGCCATGCGAACCATGGGGTCCTTGAGCATGACTTGTGGTTCGGACTGCCCGTTGAGGAACCCGACCGCGAACGCGGGCACGTCGCCGGGGTCAGCGAACAGGTACCAGTCGTTGTCGTCGTGGAACCACGGGTCGCGGATGACTCCGTCGGCGGGAAGGATCCCGGCCAGCGGGTTGACGGTGCCCTTGTCGAACAGGGCCGAGCCGACTCCGGCGGTGCCGCCGGTGTAGGTGACGTTGACGCCCGTCTGCGCCGAGTTGAGGATCCGCTGGGCGATCAACTGCATGCGGGCTGACCGGACCGCGAGGATCGCCGGGGTCACGACGATCTGCCGTCCGTCGTCGTCGCGCTGGGTCTCCATGAACCCGATGGCGTCAGCCAGCGAGTCCTCGGACAGCGCGGTTGCGACCTGGTTGCCGCGCGCCGTCGAGTAGAACGGCTGGCCGTCCGGCGCGTTGCCGGGGTTCTCGACCATCGCGATGACGGCCTGGAGGATGAACACGCCAGCCGCGTAGCCCATGTCTGCCGGGTTGCGGTTCAGCAGTTCGTTCGAGTCGTCGTTGATGATCGCCTGGCGGGTGATCGCGTACACGCCGCCGTAGGTATCGACCGCCAGCTTCGCGGGCGGGCGCTCGGTCCGGGCCAGTCCGGGGTAGTGCCCGTGGTCGCCCACGTAGCCGATCCCCAGCAGGCCGTTGAGGCCGCGCAGACGCCGCTCGCGGAAGTCCGGCGCGGACTCCTGGCGGGTGTAGCGCTGATACTGCGCCTGCGCGCGCGAGTACCCCAGCCACATGGACTGGCGCACCGGCCCGAACAGGAAGGAGGGGAAGTCCGCCTTGCTGTCGGCCTCCTCCAGGATGCGCTCGTCGCGCCACTCCTTGTAGGCCTCAAGCAGCCGGATCGGTCGCCCGAACTCTCCCCATGGGTTGCCGTTCATCGTTGCTCCTTGTTGTGGCTGCTACGGAGTCCCCTCCAGGCGCTA